AAGTCTGAATCTGTTAAGTTGTTATTACGGCAAGCCCATCTACGTATAACTCTATAATGTTTAAGCAATCCAATATCTTTTATATCTTTTGCTTCTAAACGTCTCATAGAACTCCGATTATATCTTCTTTACGTATAACTTTGTAATCAACTTTATTTATCTCTACACCGTGCCCAGCGTGCTTATCATATTTGATACGCATTCCAGGACTAAGAACTTTTGAATCTATTTCATCTCCAACAGAGATTACTGTAGCATTCCTATAACGGATGTTTTCTTTATCTTTTTCAAGCAGTAAAATACCGCCTTTTGTTTTTTCTGCAACCTCTTTATCAGGTTCGATTATGATCACTCTACCTATTGCTACCATCGATTCTAAGATTATTGATTACACAATCTGTCGATAATATAGTAGTAGCTACTGACGATGCGTTCTTTAAAGCGCTTTTTGTAACTAATAACGGATCAATAATTCCAGTTTCAATCATATTAACAACATCTCCTGAAATTACATTAAGTCCATATCCTTCTTTAAACATGTTAAAATCGGTTGGGAACTCATCAATACCCGCATTAGATAATATTGTCAGAAACGGCGCTCTAATCGCGTCTAATAATACAAGTTCCTCGTTTGATTCAATTGTATCTTTCAAAATATTAGAAGCATTCAATAAAGCGATACCACCCCCAGGTACAATACCTTCTTTGATAGCTGCTTTGGTTGCACAAATAGCATCTTCAACTCTATCTGCTTTTTCTTTAAGCTCTAATTCGGAATTTGCTCCTACTTTTACAATTGCAACTTTAGCAGATAATCTAGCTAGTCTTCTTTCAAGTCTAATAATTTCCCCGGGTGCTTTTGTATTGTCAATTTGATTTTTAATATCTTCAATAAGCTGTAGAATGTCTTCAGACAATTCGCCAACTTGTAATACTGTATCCGAATCAGTAGTTACGCTTTTAATACAAGAACCTAAATGCTCAACAGATATTAAATCCATATCGTCACCTAAGTCTTCATTAATAACTGTAGCTCCAGTAAGTAAAGCTAAATCAGATAACATATCCTTTTTGTTAACTCCGTATGTTGGCGCGTTAATTACATTCACCTTCATATTCCCTTTAACTCTGTTCATTGCCAATACAGATAAAACACTTTGTTCTACGTCTGCAATAATAAGCAATGCTCTGTTTGATTTTATTGTGTATTCTAATACTGATTGTATTTGCCTAATGGTTTCGATAGGTGATTCTACAATTAATACTAATGGATTTTCTAATACAGCCTCTCTTTTGTTTTTATTATTAACAAAATGTGAATTAACTAATCCCTTATCGTATTGTACGCCATCAATTATTTCAATCTCAGTATCAGTGGCTCCGGTAGTTTCCATCATTACGACACCGGTTTCTCCAACAGCTCTAAACGCATCGGCAATAATCTTACCAAGCTCTTTATCGTTGTTTGTTGAAATAGTAGCAACGTGATCAATCATATCTCCTGAAACAGGTATTGCAATTGACTCTAAGTACTTAACTACTTTATCAGTTGCCCTGTCAATACCATCTTTTAATTTTCTTTGGTTTGCTGGTGGTTTAACTGAGTAAGCTTGCTCTAATATAGAATGAGCTAATACGGTTGCAGTAGTTGTTCCGTCACCGGCTTCTTTAACTGTTTTCCTAGCAGCCTCTTTCAATAGTGTAGCTCCCATATTTTCAATAGGATCTAATAGTATAATACTATCGGCTACCGAAACACCATCTTTTGTTATAATTGGTTTACCTTGATTATCCTCTAGCATAACACATTTACCACTTGCCCCAAGTGTTGAACTTACAGCAGAAGTCAATTTGGTTATGCCTTCAAAAACCTTAAGTCTAGCTTCTTCGCCAAAGCTAAGGTTCTTTACAATTGCATCTGTCATAATTGATTTGATTAAATTAAATTTATTACTTATATTATTACGTGGTAAAACGTTTTTTTAATTTTGGCCCGACGAAAGTCTTGTATTAGGAACTTGCAAATAATTTGTTGGTTTACCGTTATTAAAATATACTAAAGATAAATAGCGCACTCCATTCGCGTCTTCCACAAATACGCCATTAGCAGGCCCTGTTATGTAATATGCCCACCATCCGTTTGTAATAAATGGCGATGATGTACTTTGATCATTATGGAAACCTTCATATATTTCATTTGCAGAACTTTCAGGGTTTACCCCCGCAGCGTAATTATATTTTACTTGATGGTTTAACGGGAAAGTAGCATTGCTATCCGGCCCTGTTATGCCTATTTGCTGTTCACCTGTTCCGCTCGCTATAGCTAATTGTTGATCAGCTGTGTACTCTAGTTCAGTCTGCTCTGATTGTGATGGATATTGACTTACGCTTGACGATATTAATCCAATAGAATAACTAGTGAAAGAAGCAGGCACATTATTAACATATCTAATTCCAGAATCCCCGCCTCTCCATATAAGCACGCCTTGGTCATTATACCAATTCAAAACCAGCTGCCCGGCTATAATACCTATTTCAATTCCAATCTGGCCATTGGCATGCCTAAATCTTAACGCATTGTCGTTTCCGTTATTAATAGATAAACCATTCCAAGTTGCAGAAGGATATGCTGGTCCACTTCCAGGCGTAATTAATGTGTCAGCAGTTGTAACCCCAGTCATCTTAACCTGCCCGTTTTCAACAGTGAATGGCGATACATTTGATGTGCCATTAAATACTTTAAATGAATCGGCTGTAAAAGCAACTGATGATGATGTACCATTTGATAATAACTTCATAGAAGCAATTCTACCATTAGCATCAACAGATAAACCATAACTAGCATTTAGTTTTCCGTCAATACCGGCTATTGTATTCTGAGCCGTTGTAATTGAGGCCGTTTGCCCATTTACAGTTGACGTAAGTGTATTTATAGTATTATTTACCGTTTGCAAAGCATTTGTTCTTGTATTTGCTTCAGTTGTTATACTACCAGATAATGTATTATAATTGTTTGTTACCGTTGTGCCTAATGTTGCAATAGCCGATGCTCTAGTTGAAGCTTCATCCGTTATCGCTGTATTAAGCGTTGTGATTGCAGCTCCGCGATTAGTAGCTTCTGTACTTATTGCCGCAGTAAGTGTTGTGCCTAATGTAGCTCTAGCTGTGGATTCATTTGCTATTGCTGTATTTAGCGTATTAACAGCTGCTTGCCTATTCGTTGCCTCAGTAGCTATTGCTGCAGTCAAAGTTGTACCTAACGCGGCTCTTGTTGCCGCCTCAGTGGTGTCTACCTCTTGTAGTGTAGTTATTGCCGACGCTCTCGTAGTCGCTTCCGCATTTATAGCTGCTGTTAATGTCGTTCCTAATGTAGCTCTAGCAGTTGACTCATTAGCGATTGCTGTGTTTAATGTTGTTACAGCAGCTTGGCGATTTGTTGTCTCTGTTCCTATTGCTGCGGTTAATGTTGTACCTAAAGCGGCTCTAGTCTGGGCTTCAGTAACATCAGCTTGTTGCAGAGTTGTTACAGCGGCTTGTCTATCAGCCTTCTCGGTATTTATTGCAGCAGTAAGTGATGTTACAGCTGATGTTCTTGCTGAGGTTTCATTTGCCACCGCAGTATTCAAAGACGTTATTGCAGCGGTTCTCGTAGCGGCTTCTGTTGTTATAGCCGCATTTAATTCTGTTTCTAATTCTGCCCTAGACTCAGATTCATTTGTTATAGCCGTTTGTACTGATGTTATTGCAGCTTCGCGAGCTGTAGTCTCATCTGATATTGATGCAGTAAGTTCTGTAGCTAACTCAGCTCTTGATTCAGCTTCTGTAACCAAAGCTGTTTGCACTGATGTTATAGCCGCTTCTATTAGCGTTGTTTCATTCTCTATTGATGCTATTAATTCCGTTTCTAGTTCTGCTCTAGCTTCTGTCTCGTTTACTAATGCAGTATATACACTATCAATAGATGCGTTACGGTTAGATGTTTCAGTGTCTATCTTCGCATTCAAAGCTATCCCTAATGAAGACCTAGCAGATACTTCGTTTGAAAACGCTTCTGTAAGTAAAGCTACACTCGAATTAATAGATGTTGTTTCGGTATCAAGCTTCGTATCTACTTCAGCTGCTAATTCCGCAATTGTCTCACTTAACCTTAATTCAAGGTCTGAAACTAAGTTTCTTATTGTAGTTGCGGTTATGCCAGACAAAGCTATAAAGTCTTCTTCTTCTACCGCTTCGCTATTATTACCTATTGTAACGCCTTGTCTTGTGAACAAGTGTTTGTCTTCGTTTATTGCCACGACTAACACATGGTACCTAAACACCTCAATGTCAGGGTTTAATGAATTAACAAACTCTGCCGGTGTAGAATATTGATCTCCTTCATAGCTTATTTCATGATACTTTAAAAGACCGCCAGTTTCTGGAGCTAGTCCTTCAAGCATAAATCTACGCACGGCGTTTATTTTATAATTTTTAACAGTAGCGACTTTTTTGTACACTTCTGTACCGACAAGCATTGAGGTATTATCAACACGTCCCGCTACGTCAAAACTATTTAGTCTACTCATTAGATTCTATTTAAAATTTTTTAAAAAAGGAAACATAACGCTTCCATACTTTTCTAATAGCCATATAATAGCTATTGGTACTAATAACCAAAGATACATCCAATAGTTTGCTTTCTTGTCTACCTTCTTAACAAACACTTTTTTGGACTCTGCCCTTTTTACATTTAACTTTTTTACAGAAGAGACTTTGGTTATATCTTTGGTTTTATCTATCTTAACAGTCTTTTTCTTCTTTGACTTTATAATAGTATTAGTATAAGACTTACCATCAATAACCATAGGTTTTAAACTATCAATTGGTTTGTATTCTAATTCTTCTTCGGTTTCTACTGTAGCTACGTTTGCTTGTTTAACATAGGTACCGTCAACTTTAACAACGACAGAACTGTCGACTTTCGTTTCAATAGCTATTTTTGATACATCGACTTTTCTAGAAGCACAAGAAACTAATAGTAATAAACTAATAATTAATATAAGACGGTTTACCATTTTTTCTGATTGCTTTAAGTATTTGTTTTCTTTGCTTACCGTTTGACTCATAAGACACGTGAACCCAATCTGGATTTTTATCTGTGCCAAACTCCCATATCAATTGATCGAATACTAAATTATCTTTTATATAATTAAATATTTGAGCATTTGTAATGCTTGTCCCATCCATATCAATATCCATAGCTTCACCTGAACAGTGCTGACTTGTTGCAGCGCCTTTTATAGCCTTATTAAGAGCCAAACTTCTGTAACCTGAAGATATACGTATCGGAGACTTAAAGTGCTCTCTAATGGGCTGAAATACGCTCTCAGCTAGCTTCTTCATGTTGGCTAAGTGTTCTTCAGTTGGGGCATTGGTAATTCCTCTTCTTTTTGCTTCGTAACTAATAGTCATTTCAGCTAGTGATAGATTTTTAGATAATTGCATTAGCTTGTTAATTGATTTATATCGTCTTTAGTTTCTTTAGCTCTATTCAATGCTTTTTTTAACAATGCCCATATATCAATGCTAAATGTTTCCTCTATATTTTCTTTAACAGATACAAGTTCTACAAATATTAATACAATCGCACAAACCTTTGTAAACATAAAATCAAAACCAAATGCATGTTTAACAAACTCATTCAATACATACTTGTCCATAAGGAATAAGAACATTATACATATTTCATATAACGCCATTTTACTTATCACATTTGATAGTTTTCTACTTCTTATACTAGACCAACCATGTAGTTTAATACTTTTAAATATACCAGTAAATGTATCTAATATTATAGAAGCTCCAACTGCCACAAGTAAACCATATATAGGCATGAATAATAACAGTATTGATGTTGCGATGTAATTAATATATTTCATTATCTTCCTTGACCTTTATATGTTTTTTTATAATTCTTAGAGTCTTTCAGCTTTGATGTCTTTGTTTTTGAATGAACACCAGGGCGACTTATTTTTTTCTTTTCTAACTTTGTAGATTCGTTTTTTGTTTTTGCCATTGCTTTTTTATTGTGTAAATATTATTTGACCTATCCCTGTTCCACCACCTGTTACTTGACAAGAAAACGTGTAACTATATGTACCTGGTCCTAATGAAAAAGTTGTTGAATTTAATGTACCAGCTGTTGTTATTCTAGCTCTTCTACTATTCCCATTTATATTTATAATAGTATCTGTACTGAAGTTTCCAGTAGATGTTGATCTAGCATTAAACGTAGCTGTTGCTCCGACTATCGTCACCGTGCCACTATAACTTCCACTTCCACTTCCTGTGTAAGAAAAAGAGCTACTAAATGTTACTGAGTTAGCTGGAGCATTACTATACCCATAAAATTCTGATATTGAATGAGGAGTGCTTTTCCCAACCGAACTACTTAAAAATCCTAAAGATCCAGCTGTTTGACCAAGTTCAGTACGTATCATGCTTATCGACAAAGCTCCTGATGTTGGTAATGCCATAAAAAATATTTTTAAACGATACTATTCCAAGGTAAGCTCTCTCCTTTATATATAATACCTGATTTGTATTTTATTTCATCATCAACCATTTGCTTAGCTAATTCAATATCTGCTATTGATTCAATCCATGAAACAACAGTCTCTTTACTAATTTCATTAACTGGAACAAACGATTGATCTATTGGCTCCGCTAATTTTACCATTCCAGGTAATCTAGATATGATACCGTTATCAGATTCAGCTACGTACTCGTATATAACCTCAGTTATAACTTTATTTAACTCTCCAATAGATGGCTCACATCTTAATTCCTGTATGTTGTAATTATAAGTAATAGCCATTATGCCTCTGGTTCTATAATTGGTTCTACAACTGTTTTAGCTGGTGCCCACGGAGCGTCAATACCAACATACTTAGGGGTAACAATAGCTTCTATTTGCTTAGCTATCCTTTCTTGCATGTGAGTTTTATCAGCTGTAGCTTCTAACCAAGAAACAATATCTTCTGGTGTTAATTCAGAAAAAGGCTTGTATCCTTCAGCGTTAGGAGCCGGCATAGGAGTAGCCCCGTTAAAAGTTCCTTCATTACCATTTTCATCTACACCAACATAGTTGTATCTTACTCTAGTAATTACTTTTTCTAATCCATTTAATTGCGGAGCCATTTCTAGCTTCATTGTGTCGTCTGTTAAAAATGTGTAAGTGATCGCCATTATTTATTTGTTAATTTGTTTACTAATTTTTTTAATTCCTCTATTTGAGTTTGTTGTTCTTTCATTCCTTCAATTAAAAGGGCTGTTATATTTCCGTAAGCTACATTGTACATACCATCAGTATCTTTTCCTACTACTTCTGGTAAAACCTCTAAAGTTTCTTGAGCAATAACTCCAACTTTTCTTTGTTTATCCTCTGAGTCTATCCTAGTATAGTATACACCTCTTAAGTTATTTACTTTGTCTAAAGCGTTATCAATAGTATGTATGTTTTCTTTTACTCTCCTATCAGAATACGCAGTTACATCCCCGGTAGCAATTGCATTTCCAGAATCATCACATCTAAATCTCCATCCTCCTCCTGACGTTAAGAATCCTATATTGTTTGATGTATCTGCATACACATACCCTCTTATAGTAGAGTTATGATTGGATCTAAATTGTAATTCTATATCTCCTCCACTTCCAGTTATACTCCAAGCACTAGCTGTTTGAGCATAAAAGTGTATTCCGTAACTATTCCCATACAGTCCTGTTTGACCATTTGCTCTAAACCAGTTATCTGCTACAATTCCGCTGATATTACTCATAGAGTTTGGATCTATATAATACCCTGTATTATTACCATCATAAAGTATTCCAGCATATATCGCATTTCCTCCCCAATCTCTGTAACCTGTATAGTTACTGCTATCTAAGGCTGTTCTCCAACCTTGCCAACCTGCATTATATCTTCTAAAATATAATTGGTCATCCCACATGTTTTGAACAATCTGAAAACCATAGCTTTGGTCTCCAGGATGCGAACCTATTGATATACCATTAGAATATCCAGCTGTTGCGTTTCCTGCTTGACCTATATTCCAAGAATAAAATGGTCTAATTCCAAATCCTGGATGTGAATTATCAGGGCTTTGAGAACCCATTCTAGAACCAAACCTTGCTGCATTTACAGTGTCTAGGTTAGATGTTCCATTTGGGTCTAAGTAAAAATTTGTGTCATTACCATCATAATATACAGGAGATTGAACTCTTCCATCTTGCTGTATTAAAAATCTTGATCCTCCATCTTGATTTCCTGCTAAAGACATTACAAAGTTTCCATCAGGTCTTTTACCAACAATCCATTGGTTTGCTTGAGTACCAGCCCCCGTCATATTTGCTCCAAACTGAATATTAGACCAAGAACCTGTTCCTGATACTAACCTCATCCCTTCGTTATAATTTCCGCTAGTTCCAGCTACTTGCAACAAACCTTGCATATTAACAGCATTCAAGTTACTTGTTGAAGCGGCGTCAACATAATATGCGGTGTTATTATAGTCATAGAATATAGCAGCTTGATGTTCTCCAGTACTTATAATATGACCGCTTGCTGTAGCTTGTGTTCCAGCTCCATTCCCAGGAGCATTTCCTAAATAAACAGTTCCATATAACCAACTTGTTACGTTTGGTGTTGTAATACCATTAGGAAACCAAGCACTGTTAGATGTACCCCATGGGTTTGAAGATGTATAAAAACCTCTTGCGTCAACAGAATTAACATAACTTGTTGAAGCTGGGTCTACATAATA